TTCTTGCAAAGATAAGAATATAATTTGAAATCAAATGCTGACATTTTAAGATCAAATATTTTAGGATCACTTATGTAGAATTGGCGCAAATGCTTTCCTCCTATTGGCTCTCATATCTTCTCTTAATTTTTTATCGAATAATTCTTTTTTGGTGCAATGCGGATAATGCTTAACTTGTTGATACTCCAGGAACTCAAGCCATTGCTCAGGATCTAGTTTTATTGGTTCAGATGAGTAGCCATCTTTATAATCTGGAGCGATTTTTTTGACATGAATAAACATCATCATTTCTCCAATCAATTTATACCAAACGATATAAGCTGGTATTCCAGCCATTTCAGCTAGTTGCTTGGTTACTTTATGAGGCTTATTCCAGCCTTGACCATTATTGAATACAGTTTCAGCTAAAAAAAGCGGCTTTAAACAAGCATTACAAGTAGAAACCTGGTCTATATCGCTAAAACCTAAGCAATTATGCTGTTGTCTATGCCAATTTGAATATCCAGAGAATTTAACTCCTTTAAAATATACCTTTTTAACCATGTTTTAACCCAATAAATGAGCAAAATAGATAAGCAAGGATAAAGTGAAAAAAAGTATATTATTTTCCACAAACGTGGAATTTATACTTGATTTTATACGATTATGTATTATTTGTATTTTATGAGAAAAAAAATGGTTTCAGTTAAATTAGACACAAGATACGTTGGAGCGGTTAAGCCATTTTGGACATTAAAAGAATACTTGTATCAAAATTTAATACTTAACGGATTTGTTGTTCAAAGAGAATTACCTGGTTATTCTAAAACTGATATTCCATTTGCAAGAGTAGATTTATATTTTGATGGACCTGATGGTTTAGGTCAAAAAAGAATTAACGGAGTTGAAAGTAAAGTTTATAGAGAAGCAACAAAATATTTATCAAAAGGAGAAATAGCAGAATTTAATCGTAAATGGACTGCAGCAAAACAAGAAGGTAAATATGACAACCAAGATCCACTTTCAAGAAAAGATATAACTGATAGTTCTATTCCACCTTGGCATACAGATAAAAATTGGATGTCAAAAAATAAAAACAAAGAATATTTTGATACACCTCTACAAGATATAATTTTAAGAAATAATATTGATCCAAAAGATTTAGCTGCAGAAGGTGGCTTATCAAGTTTATATAATTACATGCAAGGTAAAAGAGAGTTACCAAAAAGCAAAGCTGAAGAGTATGCAAAAATTTTAGGTAAAGCTCCACAAACTTTAATGTTTGATACCCAGATGATACCATGCTGGGGTAACGTAAATTTACAAAAACAAACTACAGATATAAATTCAATTAAATTTCAACCAGGCGAAATTAGGTACAATGAAGAAGTTGAAACTGTACCTTGTCCAGCAGAATTATATAGACCAGACATAAAAGCTATTAGAGTTGACTATGATAAATCTGTTTATCATGGAATGGTTGGTTATTACTATGAAACAAGTAATACGAATGAAGAATTACAATCAAGATTAAATAATTCTTTGTGCATGATTAGAACTTATGAAACTTTAGAAGATGATAAAGGTAATGAAATTGATCAAGGATATTATAAATACTATATAGGTATTTTTCAAATTTACGGTAACAAAAAAAGAATACTAAATTTTGATGCTACATCAGATCATAAAGTAATTGCAGATGATGTTAAAATTGATTTAATTACAAAAATTGTATCATTAGTAAAACCAGTTTACTTAGATCAAGATATGAAAGTTAAAGTAGAGAATGTTCAAAAGTTAGGAACATTACTTAGACAAGAACAAGAGCTACAAAAAGAAACTCAAAAAGTTAGTAAGATGTCTGAGCAATTATCTCAATTTATATTAGATGAATATTACAAAACTAAAAAAGAAAAATCTAAAATGGAAAAAGACTTTAAAGATTTGATGACACACATGAACAAAATTAAAGATCAAAACCAAGAACTGCAAAGACAGAGCCTTAAATTATTTGAAAAAGAATTAAATCAAGATTTAGAGAGAACATTAAATATTTATAAAGATCAAAATAAGCCTGATGGTATTATAGAATTTAAAGCTAGGAAAAAACGTGCCTAAACCTAAGATTAATAAAGCTAAAAAGGCTAAAGCAAAAATTAAAGAAGCTCCAAAATCTAATATTGTTGAAATGAAACAAGCAGTAATTAAAGAATTAAAGATAACTTTAGATCGTGGAACTGATGGTAAATACATCAAGTGTTTAAATTATTATTACAACAATAACAGAGATCGCACTGTTACTACAGATGATGCGGTTTTATTATTAAACAATATTATTTCAAAAAGTACATTAGAAAGAAACAGAAGAGATAACAAAGATGATGATGGTTGTAGAGGACCACAATACAGAGCTATATCTCCAAGAGTTGTTATTTATAAAGTTGAATGGTTAATGAGATACAGAGAAGGTTTAGCTTGGATTAAAATTGAAAACGAACTTAAACCTTCATACGCAGTCACAGCTAACAACATACCTTCATCAAATGTCGTTGGCATTAAGAAGAACTCATAAGACCGAACATCCTTTACAAGCCTTAGTTTACATTTACATCCAATAACTGAATTTTCATAGACGTGCGAATATTGCGTCATGATATTAAAAACAAATAAACTTATAGATCCGTTAGAAACTTTACAACAAGACGGTTTTACAAAACTAAACGAACTTTTAAAAATTAATCACCACTCACCCACTTCAAGCTCAATGCCTGAAGGTATCTATGCATTTAGATATTTATTTTCTACTCAAGAACAAAGACGAGAATTTGAAGGTAACGCTAACATGGCTGCTGGTGTTGCTGTTAATGATGCAATTCAATTTCATTACTCAGATGACATCTGGTCCTTCAATCCTAATAAAAGAAAACTTGCTCCACACAAAAATACAAAACTTTCTAAAGAAGAAGCTATTGCAAAAGCAATGGATAAATTTAAAGAGTATGTTCCAGTTAATGATAAAGACAGAGAAAAAAAAGAACACTTCTTAGAAACAATACCACAAACTATTCAACAAGGATTTATAGCTTTTGAAAAACTAAACATCCTTAAATCAGAAAAGATTGTTGCTGAAGATAGCATCAATCATATTGATCACAGACTTTCTTTACCTATCGTTGGTAGAACTGACTTACACTTTATAGATTTTAAATCATCAGAGCGATCTGGTGGTGCATCTGCTCCTCATAAAAGCAGCTCTGTTCTTTCGGTCTGTGAATTGAAAACCAGTTGGCAACGACCAGGTAAGGTAAGAAAAACGGATGGTATTCGGTCTTTTGCTTCGGCTAAACTACCATCCACTCCATTAGTAAATCATCTGCAGCAGTTGGCTTTTTATTGTTTTAGTCTTAGAAAATTAAATCAGGTTTTTCCTTGTCTGATTTATCTAACTGCGGATGATCATATTATTTTTACTGAAAAAAATTGTGCAGATTTAGAATTACAAAACTTAAATAATTATTACGAGCAGCTAGTAAGAAATTGTATCAGAAAAGAAAGATTGCTTTCCAGATACATAGATCTTGAAGAGCCAGACATGATCTTAGCTGAAATAGCTAAAGATGTTGAGCCTGGTTTTGATCACCAATTCTATTGGAATATTGGATCTAAACATTTAGCTAGAGCAAAAAAGATTTGGAGCAAAACATAATGTCTCCACAACTCATCAACTACACAACACTAATCATAGGAGGCTATTATATATGTCAGCTGATAAACTAAAAAATACCATCATAGATTTTAAAGGAAATCTAAAAGGTAATACAATTAAAATTCACTCTAAAGACTATGCAGATGTTGCATTTAGAGTAGGAATGTTAAGAAAAAATCTAGGTTTAGATGCAACAATTTCATCTGAACTTTTATTCCATGACGATAAAAAAGTTATCGTTAAATCTTCAATTTTTATTGATGGAAAGCTTGTCTCTACTGGACTAGCTGAAGAACTAAAATCATCATCAAGAATAAACCAGTTATCCTCATTGGAGGTAGCCGAAACGAGCGCAGTTGGAAGAGCNGCNGCATTTGCTGGTTTAACAAATGACAATATTGCGAGTAGTCAAGAAGTATCAAATGCAATCGTTGCTTCTGATACCAAACTTACTGCAGCATTAGCCGAGCTTGATAAAGTCTCTCATCTTGGTGCCTACTCTGAATGGTTATCAACTAACAAAGAACTTATGCAAGATGTGAAAGCATCTAACGCTCATGCGTGGCAAGAGTTTTTAGAAAAGTTTAACCAAATCAAAAAAAACCTAGAGACTAAAGGAGTTATCCAAAATGGATGATCAAACCAAAGAGCGTAAATCGTTAGGTGTAGTATTTCCTAACATCAATAAAGAAAACCCAAAAAGTTATGACCTTAAAGGAACAATAACTTTGCCTGATGGAAAAAAATATAGAGTTGGTGCTTACAAAGCTGAAGCA